GATCGCAGCTGTGCAGTCCTGGGTAAAGGTATTGGCCATGACATCAGCAACCTGAATGGGTGTCATGAAATCAAAAACTGAAACAGTATCCTGATTTTTGTCATGCTGGGTTCGTGCTACAGCCCTATTTAATGTCTGAAGAACAGCTATTAATGCATCCCCATGCCCACTATCCGGAGATGAAAACGCCTGGATTGCTGACCCCACGGTATTAGTTGGATAAGATTGACTAACATTATACCCAATCATGCCTGCACCAGGTAAAGTAGCAAGATCTGCAACGGTATTAATAATTATATTATCTACTGGATAATCAGGCTGTTGAACGCCCAAAGAATCAGTTAGATTTAATTTATAAGCAAGAGACCCGAACCAAATCTGAGCTTTCCCATAATTATCAAGTATGATGGGGTTAGAATTGGGGATGGTCAATGTTGCATCGGTATAGGTTGCAAGGGGCACATTAGTCCCAGCTGCATAAGTATAAAGCATTCCACCGGACAAGGGCTTGCCGCTGATATCAAATTCTATAAATAAAGGGCTGGTTACAAGGGATGCATTATTAGGTAAAGTCATCAGAACCCCTCTATTTTTAGTTTCATTGCCTCATGTTCGACCTTCATGTTATTATGCTCACTTTTCAAGACAGCCATTTCCTTATCCATCTGAATTTGCTTATTGATATAAGATCGGAGATCATCCCGCATACCTTTTACCTGCATGATCAAGACTGAAAACATAGCAGTAAGAAGACATCCGAACGCGATTAAGAGGCTCTGAACCCCAGCGGTCATTAAAACCTCCATCCGATATTCCCTATTGCTTCGAGCGTAGTTTGTCCACCCAAGACAGGTCGTCGTACCACTTCTAAACCAACGCGCACCAATCCAAGGTCTCGGGTAACATATGCCCCAACGGTGTTGTCTGTGCCATATACGGCTCCCGCAGCCCAATGGTGATTGGTCAGAGCTAGCGCAGCACGTAGGGCAATAACTTCGGATTGACTAGCCTGGTTAGCCGCCTTATAAGACTGTGACTCTAGGGTAACGGTTTGTAACTGTGTTTTTAGATCGGCTATTTCCTTGCGGTAGGCTTCATTGAGCGCCACGTCCTGCGGGTCAGGAGCCACCACCACAGGTTGCGCCACGAGCTCACCTGGAGATGGGGGGCCGGAAGGCGCATGATCAATGGCCGTCCTGGGTCTCTCCAGCCTAGCAACTTCGGCAGCATCAGCAGAGAGGGTATCTGAAAATTGCTTGGCTTGTGCCTCATAGTCAGAGCCTTCCTTAACAGACTTTTCTTCTGCCTTCTGGTCCTTGATTGCTACATTAATTTGGGTCTGACCTTTATGTGAGGTCTGGCAGGAATGGATACCTAGAATCAAAGCGCCCATAACTAGAACCACTGGCCCAATCTGCCATGAATATGGGAGCCAACTACGGATAGAGGACAGGCTAATCATTATCCGGCTCCGTCTTAGCCTTGAAGCCAAGGGCGGCCCCATGCGCAGCCGCAACAGCCCCAAGAGCTATCGCAAAGTCTCGGATGCTAGAGGTGCTCCCATGGTGGATGGCCAAGCCCTCATGAGCCAGAATCGCCATGAATGACACGGCCCAACTGACCCGGCCCATGTCCAGGGTGGAATTGTTCTTCCCGGTCAAAAGGACTTTCCACCACGGGATGGTAGGGCCAGTCGTATTGATCCCAACCGTAGGGGTCGAAGATTCGGTCATGCATTCGGGGCTCATTTCACTACCTGGAGTCGGGTCTCGCCCGAATTGGCAATAGCAGCTCTGGCAGCATGGGGCAGTACAATACAACCTTCTGAATCGGTAGGAGGGTTTGAATTGTTGCCACCGTGGATAAAGAACCCATCACGCCCACACATCTCTCCGTTAGGATCTGAGTCTGGAGTGAGCCGAGATACGAAAGGCCCTAATCGGGCATCAGCATGGCTATACTCAGTACCATCCTTCCATGGGCCAAGAGTATAATCCCATCTGGGGAGAGGCCCTGTATTTTTGACATGCTGCATTACAGGGTTATTCAGACCTTCACCCCTACCTGCGTGGCCTTGGAATTTGAGTCCGCTAGGGAGAGTAAGAACACCTATAGCCTGGGAATAAATCATCATTCAAGTCCTCTATTTATATTATATCTATAGGTTTCCAAGCGACGTAGAACCAGGAACCACATTGGTTCCGGTCGGGTATGGCTGGCTCTGGGTTGCGCCTCCCATTCCGGGCGATTTGACGGCGGAATGGACGAAGGTCTTCATTGGCCTGGGTTTTACCTTCTCGCGGATGGCCGAGCTCTGGACGGCATTGGGGGTGAATGCGCCGGAAGATGCCCCAGGATTGGGGATCATGGGCGAATTGGGGGCTCCCCCGAATTTGGCCTGAAAGGCTTGCTGATGAGCGAGTGGGGGATGAATCCAGGGGGCGATCATGGCTTTACTCCTGGTTGTTGATAAAGGACGCGGTTCTCCCGGTTGTGAATAATTTCAGCAGCAGCAGCAGCATCAGCCTCATTATTCCATTTCCCAAGATGCTGCCCGGTCGTCCGATAATGGGCGATTGCTTGTTGCGCTGTATGAGGTGCTCCATCAAAGATGGATGGGATCAGAACCTTTGCCCCATTATCATCAATGGTGTAACTGTATTCCGAGCCAACGCTTCCCCTTCCCATTGCAACCAGGGGGCGCCCAACCAAAGGGATATTCCCCTTCTCAATGAGTCCTTTGCTTATGGCACTGGGGTCAACGTCTTGTGTGGTGAACTTCTCAAAACCAGACTGAGGGTCATACTGTGGGATGGTGGACAGCTTCATCCCCGGTGTCCCACTCATGCCCTGGTAGGGGGTTTCCGGGGGCAGCGCGTCATATTCCTGCTGGGAACGCGGACGAGCCAGGGTGGTCAATCCTGACATCTGAGGCGAGGCAATCGTCCCCACCGAGGTTGGCGCTCCACCTGGATTCAGGAGCCAATTCTTGCCCCCTGGAGTGCCCGACAGGGCGTTGTAGCCTCGGGCTGCCCCCATGGTTCCCAGTTCCATCCCGAGGGTTGCAGGATGCCCAGCAAGGGCGAGTCCGGCGGCACTTGGGAGGCCGGTAGCGGCCGCAATGGCTGGCACGAACTTCCCGGTTTGGAGGCTCTCCATATATTGCCCTGAGCGCTGCATGGTGCGGAAGGCATCACGCAACCCAAAGATGTCGTTCTGTTCATCGGGGCTGAAGAATTGCTTGATGAAGTTGGCATGGTCATCGATGGCCCCGGATGCCTTGGCCGGGCTGAACACCTGAGACTTGGAAGTGCCACCTTGACTGGTGGTATTAGCTGCCTTGTTGATGCGATCCCAGATAGCCGCTTTGACGGCGGCTTGGCCCTCCGGAGTCAAGGTTTCGGCGGCGTGGGCAGCCATATCGGGATTGTCTCCCCGGAATAGCTGGTCCGGCAACGTGGTCGTAGCACCTTCTTGGCCATGCAGAATACGGTTCATGCTACGCTGCTTGGACTCCTGCCAATCAGTCGATGCGTTGGGGTCGTAATTGTAGGATTCAGCATAAATATTGTTGGCCTGAGCGTATTTATCCCCAAGTGCGGGATCGACAGCGTTGGCGGTGGCATGTAAATCTGCTCCCATCGCCTTCCCAATCTCGGATCGGTAGTGGGCCACGTCCTGGGCCTCCTGACTGGGAGCATTGAAATTGTTCGCCGCTTGGCTCTGTTGCCGGTCCTGCATCTTTTCTAGGGAGTTGTAGGTAGGGGCCGTTTCTCCAGATGCCAGCTTATCGCGTTCCGCTTGAAGTAGTTTGGTCTGTGGAGAATCGGCGCCAGAAATCCCCGATTCCTGAGCGATGGCGTCATCATAGGCATCAAGGGTATTATCGACGGTAGGCTTTGCGCTTCCAGCGGATGCCCGAACTTCATTATATAGTTGAATGGCCGGTGCTCGTTTCGCGGAGAGCCCAGCCTTGGCCGAATTGGCGATCATGTCGCCTGCCCCCGTGGGGCCAAGCGCCGGTGTATTGGCGTCCACCTCGGCTTGGAGTGCACCCTGTAGGGCCGCATTATTGGCCTTGAGTTGAGTACCCCGACCGCCCATGGGAACATATTCAGAGGCATTTTCAACATGTTTGAGGGTGGGATTTTGCAGGGATTCCCCAAGACTCGGCTCGGCTCCAGTAGCCGAGCGGATGGATAGAGCCAAGTCCAAGGCGGCTTGCCGCTCCGCAGGAGTCCCTAGGACGCGGCGCATCCCTTGCCCGATGATTTCAGGGCCTTCACTCAAGGCAGACAACCCACCTGGGACAAAGGCACCCATGGCGGCAGACGGAAGGATGTTCTGCGCGGCCGCACCACCATAAGACTGGCCTTCAGGGGTGGGCTGCATAGCTGGCGCGGTGATCCCACCGAACAGGCCACCACCAATTGCCCCGCCCGCAAGCGAAGTCCCAAGCCTTCCGAGCGCGGTTGTGGCCTCGGGCAGATACCCCATGGCCGCGCGGGTCAGAGCCGGGACACCGGTAACTTCTCCCGCAAGAGCCATCGGCACGAGTTGCCCCGCCAAATTCGCAGCGGTCCCAAATCCATGCAGGCTCTTGGCAGGGGCGTTGGACGGAAGCCCAAGAGCACTGGGCGTTCCGTTTTCAAGCTCCTGCCCATACTGATTAGCCTGATTGGCAAGGTCCGTCTGGCTCTGGGCCACCTTGTTCGGGAATAATCCAAAGCCGCTCAAGATATGGCCGGCCAAAGCAGGAGCCCAGGAGGTTGCGCCAATGGCTGCTTCGGAGCCCAAGCGGCCCAGAGTGCTCAGGGTAGGCTTCGATTGCCCCGGCGCATCGCTGGCGCGGTTGCCCTGCGCGTCGAACCACCCAGGAGCCCCGGTATTGCCTTGTTCCGGGCCATACCAAACGGCACCATCCGAGCGGAGGACGGACTGCTTGCCGTTGTAGGTCTGGGCAGGCTTTACCTGGGCTTGCCAGCTGGCCTGAGGTTGAGCATCATCTGGGGCCGGAACAGCGTATCCACTGGAAGGCGCGTCGTCGGGAGCGGGGACAGCATAGTTTGCCATAGTTACCTCGGCACCCATCCGCCATGCCAGACGAACTTGCCACTCTGGGAAACGGTTCCATCTTTCATCTGGGCCGCTGCGGGGTGATTGGTGCCTGAAGCGGCAGGGGGGGCACTACTCACCGACTGCTGGGAGTCGAACGCGGGAAGAAGGTTCCCGGTCGAGCCACCATGAAGCGCGGCATACACCTTCTGGGCCTGGGAAGTCAGCAGGGATGTTCCCGGATCGAGAGATCCATAGACCGACTTACGCTGAGATTCCACGGCACCCGTCTGACCCTGAAGAAGATCAGCGAATGCCCGATACACAGCTTGCTTTTTGGCCGGGGGATCATTGAACGATAGTGTTTTCATGTCCCGCACAACTTCAGATTCTCCCGGAGGGCCACCCTTGAAGGATCTGGACATCTCGGTAAGGGTTGCGGCGTGGGCCTGATTCCAGGCAGCCTTGGCATTGTTCTCATCAGGTTCTAGCGCGTTGATAACCGCGTTCGCGCCCGCTGCAAGGAAGTTGGGGGTGATGGTCGAGCCGCGCTGGCCACCCGCCTGATCCTGGGCCATCATGACGCCGATGTGCTCCAGAGTTTTATTGGAGCCCTCGGCAATGCCGCCAGATGTTCCTGCGTTGGATGCGCCTAAATCTTTGGTGAGTTTCTGGGCACCGGGAATATCCACATCCGGCCACGCCTGATGAGCCGCCTGGAGAAGTGCGGAAGTTTGCTGCCCACGAGGCGGCAAAACGAGTTTCCCGGTTGCGATGCCCTGTAGAGTGTTGATCGTGGCCGGGTCCAGTTGGGCCAGGAAGGCGGGACCAACCAATCCAGCACTTCCAAGGACACCATTAACGGCCTGAGCTGCCTTGGATGCTGCAATCTTGTTTTCTTGGCCTTTCAGCCATTCATCTGCCTTATCGTGCCGAGCGGTTTCAGCCGTGCGCTGCTGGTCCATGGTCGCAACAACTTGGTCCATTTTGGCCTTTTCTTTCTCTGCCACGGTGGACGCCTGGGCCTCAAAATTCTTAATCTGGGCGATTCCTGCCGCGTCTTTGGGGTCATAGGCATCCGGGAGGATTCCCGCCGTATTGACGCCCTCGGACTTCACCTGAGCCATGAGTGCGGAATAGGCCGCTGGCTTCATGGATTCCGGGAGGGATTCGAAGGCGGCGACATTCCCGGCCAGCAACGCATGTTGTTTGATAAGGGCCACCTGCTTGGTTTGCTCGCTCTGGAGATCGGCATCCGTCCACTGTTTGACCAAACCGTTGGCAAGATCGCCGCGCCCCTGGCCCATGAGATCGGAGATAATCCCGGCCCGGTCCAGGCTGAATTGTCCCATCTGGCCGTTCGGACCCTTGGCTGTATAGGACTGCACCGGGTTGAAGGTCGGGCTACTTCCAACCGCCATGGAAGTATCGGCGTTGTTGTGCGCGCCGGCGACGGCCTGTAGCGCGGGGTCATTCAAAATCGCGGGTCCCGTGGCGGGGGTGAGCGGGGCGTAAGCCTTCAGTGGATTGGCAGGCAGCGGGGCAGTAGGCTTAACCGGCCCCTGCGCCGGGTAAGGCGATTGCTGGGATGGCATGATAGATGCCAGCGAGGAGGGAGGTTGCGCGGGGGGCGGAGTGGGCTGCTGGGGGTTCACCGGCCCCTGATTTCCAATGGGAGCTGAAGGCTGGGATTGCACCACGTTGGTCTGTTGGGGTTGCCATGAGGTATGCTTCTGCGCGGCCGCCGTGATGAGGGCGGCATCGGTCGCGGCTTGCTGGTTGGCAGCGTTGGCCTGATTCTGAGCAATCACCTGGCCCCGCACCCTGGGGTCAACATTCACTTCATTGGGGATCAGGCCGGTTACTGCGCCGGTCGGCATAGGGATGGAACCGAGCCCCCCGCCATAACCACCATATCCACCATATCCACCCATTCCATAGGGCATCTCTTACTCCTAGTTGGCGAACATAGACGTTAGGCTGGAAAGGTTCGATCCACTATTGACCATGTTCCCAACGCCTGAGCCCACGTTGGAAGGACCGGAAACGAGGGTGGTGTTGACGGCCCCCTCAAGAGCCGCCGCCTTGGCCATGGTTTCCTGAGCGCTGGCATTGCCCTGCCCGACCAGGAGGTTGGAGGTAGCGTTGGCATAATTGGAGCCCAACTGCCCGAGCCCCTGAGTGGCCGTCAGCCCTTGCTGGGAGAGCCCGGAAAGCTGGTTGTAATTCTGGTTCTGGTTATTCACGAAGTTCTGTTGAGCCTGCTGGTAGCCATTGTTGGCCTGCTGCTCTCCATAGTTGCTCATGGCCTTCTGTGTTCCCCCGGAGAGGGAGCCGCCGCGAACCGAATTGGAATTGTTGATCGCGTTGAGGCCCTGTTGCATATCAAATTGATAGGATGGGGAAGCATGGAAGTCGGTCGAAGTGAACGCACGGCCAAGAGAACCATTCTGCCCGGTTTCCGACGCGAGTTCATTATTCGCCGCAGTCCCGTTGTTGATATACGGCTTGTAATAAGCCGAGTTGGTGTCGTAAACGTTGTTTTCGGCCTGCATGGCGCTGTTGTAGGCGCTTGTTTCTTCGTTCCCGGCATTCACTGCGGCCTTGCTTCCGATGATGCCGTTGACCGGGCCGGAAATGCTCTGGCCGATGCCGCCCATGACCTGTCCCATACCGGACATACTTACCCCTCTCTTATATTATGCGGGTTCTGAACTTCAAATATCATAATGCGATGGTTTTCCCCATCTTTGAGCCAAGTCTTATCAGCATAGCCATGATGAGTGAACCCGATATGAGTCAGGAACCGTTTAGCCAGGGAGTTACATTCCAGACAAGGGGCGATAACGGTTTCAGCACCCATATGCCGCCATATCCATTCCCGGCACTCCCTGCCCACCTGTGCGGCATTGCCGTAGATGGCTGGGAGGAATGCTATGTGGGCCTCAAGCCGCCCTTTCCCCTGGGGAATCAGGCCGACGATCCCCAGAAACTCTTGGCCATGGAAACACCCAAGGGAAAGTACCCCACTGGACGGGTTTACGTTCCAGGAAGCGACATCATACCCGTCCTCGAAGCTCCACGGGGCATTGTTTGGGGCCATGATGGCCTGTCGGATGAGGGCTTCGTCCTGGATGAGCCGGAAAGTGAAGGTCATGAAATTTGGGTTCCCGAGATATGCACATTGATAGCCGAAGTCAAATCAGCAGAGCCCCAGATTGAATCTCCGGGCTGGAGAATATGGTTATTGAGTTCCGTGGCCACATAGGTTGCTCCGGCGTTGATGCTTTGGCCCGGAGTGATCTGGGTAGCCGTGCTGGGCTGTCCACCTGCCGGGACCAGGTGCAGGGTGGCGCTGGCTGCGGTCGCGCTGGCGTTGGAAAGCGTGGTGGCGCTGATCTTGACATAGGTATTCGGCGGGCAGACATAGAGCTGCCGAGGTGTGGTGGCGAGCTGATTTTGGGTGCCTGCGGTGAGCCTGAGAGGCGTTACAGTGGAAAGCATTTCTTCTCCTAGCTGTTATTCAAGAGAGTTTGGGCAATCGTGGGATTGATCGACGTGAGCGAGGATATCTGGTTGGTTTCCAGGGTGTTGACCGTGGGGGTTACCTGCCGGTCGAAATAGGCCCGCCATTCAGGGGTCCAATTCCCATTGGCATCCAGGGGCTTGCTGCTGGGAGGAGGGGTTCTGATCATGCATCACCTACCTTTGCGTCGATTTCGGCACCGATTGGCGCGAATTTGACTGGATCGCTGCACGTAACCCGGAACACCCGATCTCTGGACATGCCCAACCGCCGCCAGATGGCCCGCGCGAGCCGTGAACCAATGCCACCCAGAGGGACCAGCCGCTCAGGGCAGAAGGTATGGCCGCCGTCATCCGAATAGCTCAAACCGACCTGGGGGTTGGTCCCAATGGTCACGTAATTAGGCGCGGACTCCAGGTAACTGAAGGAAGCATTGAATTCGGTGGGCAGCACGTTGACGGCGGTGAAATAGAATTGGCCGGTAATCGTGGCCGCTGGCATTGTTATGACGCTGTTAGTATTGGTCACGGAACCCAAGGGTGGGATATTGAAGGCTAGGTTTCCGCTCCCCGGTGTATAGGTGATATAATCCTCGGCTACTTCCCCGGATGTCTGGACAAGGGGAGGAGGCGAGGACGCCCCTATGGTATCGATATGGACGCCCCATATCCCAATGCAGGATTTGCCATTCCCATTATAGTAATCAGCGCTATAGCCAATAGCTCCTGCGCTTGGGTTCGGAGTCATTGCAATGATCGCTTCCATTCCATTGAGGGAAGCGGAATTCTCGGTATAATTTATCCAGCAGCGATAAATCCCAGGGGTTTGTAACTGAACCGTTCCAGCTTGGCCGGAGGGAGGAACAGCGGTGCAAGCGTAGATGGCTCCAACCGTATTGTCGGTTCCTGAAACAAGCGTTCCGTAATTTCTGAAGGTTGTATTCCCAAGGGACATGATTTTGTATTTATTCCCGACGATCATTCCGGTGCATATTTGGGTCGGGAAAACATAGGGAGTAATGGTCGGGGAACCTCCGGAAGAAGATTGGACAGTCCCATTAGATAGGTTGAAGCAAACGGAAACATATGTTCCACTTCTAATAGGTTTAAGCATCATATGCAAGTAACGATTAGTGTCTCCAACCAGCGCATAACAAGACAATCCGGTTACTTGTGGCAACGTAACGGGATAAGTAAAGGAAATCAGGTGATAATTTGATGATTTCTCTTCGGTCAACATCGTTCCCGTGCTGTTTCCATCTGGTGACGGAATCGAATTAGAGCCCAGCACGAGTGAATTGTCCAAAAGAACAATGTCATATAAATTGAGATAGCTCGTAAATACCATTGAATATAAGGTCACGGTAACCGAGAGAGTCGTCAAATCCTTAACTGAAATAAATGTGCTCAGAAGGGTATTCGTTGTTCCGGACCATGTGCTGGTTTGTTCTGATGCATACCCATCTGCTGATATGGTGACAACAACCGGAAGATTATATGATGGAGGGACAGAGCTTTGGAACAACCCATACAGATTCAGTGTCCCGGAAAAAGAACTGCCACTGAACCCGGCATAGGTAACGGAGCCGGACACCGGAGAACCAGTGCTTCCACCGTCAAGGGATGTGGAGGCATAATCTCCACTGGTCTTAACCGTTAATCCCGTCCCGTCATAGGCATAGGCCCCGTTGGTAAGAGTCACCCCGGAAGCGGAGGAGGAGCTGGGACGGTAAGCATTCGCGGCCGCTATGGACGTGACAGATGCCCAGGAAGATGGAACGGCATTAACGCCCGTCAAGGTCCAGATACCCGCATAGTTGAAGTCATAACTGGACGTGCACCAGTTTTTATTGACTGCCGGGTATACATACTGAAGATTGTTCCCGCGCCAGTCATTAACCCATATCTGATATCCACCTGATGCCAGAGTTAGGTTATATAGATTTGGAAGCGTAAAATTATACTGCACTCCATTTCCAGGCGCGAGAGCCATCACCGGAGTCTCCAGGGTTCCAGCCGTCATCGTAAGGGTGCCCGTAGTGTAGTTGATGGAATAGGTTCCGGACCAGTTCGGGAAGCCCGTGGCCATGGTCGGAACCAATGCGGTGATGGTCGGAACCGTAGTGGGGATCTGGGGGGTGCCATCGGTCCCCAGGAAGGTGAACGGGCTGTCCCCGGCTAATAGGGTTCCGCTGGCGGTTTGGGTGTATGGAGCGCCCGTGGTGCCCTGCTGAACCTGGAATCCGTTGCCGTCGAGGCCCACACCGGCCTCGACATCCAATTGGAAGGACGAATAGAACACCCGCTTGAGCGATCCACTCATGTGCGGTGAGGTTCGGATTCGGCTGATGGGCGTTCCGTTGAAGGTGTAATTGGAATCATCCAGTTTGTAGAGATTCCCGGTCTGGTAATCGCCCACCAGATGGATGGTGCCTATCCCGGCGATGTAGACATTGCAGTGGCAGGCGATGAGATCGCGGCTCCAAACGCCGTCCGCGAAGAATTGCCGTTCGCACCACATCTGGGTTACGGTGTCGTAGCACCAGGTGGAACTGGAACCAGGGACGTTCAAGCAATAGAACGAGTGGCCGCCCTCCTGGTAGGTCCAGGCTGTGGCTCCGCTGATATCGCCCACGGATTGCAGCCAGTCCTCAACCGCATGGTTGGAGATCCGCACCCCTCGATAACCAAAGGCCGTGCAGACCATGCCATAGCCACGGTCGTCATTGGTGGTCCAGATCAACTGGCCCGCCACCTGGGCGATGCTGGCCGGTGCGTTGCAGCCGCCCTCCGCCTCGGCTCCTGGGATCTGCTGGAATACATTCGAGCTGCTCGAACCCCCGGTGTTCTGCCAAACACTGAGCGTTCGATTGCTGAAGATCCAAACGATATCGTGATCCGAGATGACCCGCGACACCTGATCCGAGGAAAGATTTACGTTGATAACATCCAGGTCTGAGATGTTCAGCGGATCATTGGCGTAATAGGCCGAAATGGTCCCAGACTGGGCGAAGAGGAAGAAGCCATCCTGGAAGGTGACGAAATTCGATCCAGCGTAGCCGTTGTCCGAGCTCAGTTGATAAACCTGAGTGGTGCCCTCCTCGAAACACAGTCCGGTGGTTGAACCGTCCACCACCACCACCTGATTGATCAGTCCAGTGTTGGCGATGCCATTATAGACGTTGGGAACCCCGTCCCTGATAGAGACAGGGCCGGTGCTGGTGTTCAGGTAGCCGATGAGGGTATGAGCCCAAATGCCATCCGAGGTTACGGTGAGATTGTAAAGCCCATTCCCCGCCACGGCATAGATATAGCCGTTGGCGGTGAAATAGACGGCACGGATGGGAGATCGAGGGAGAACATGCTGAAGGGTGAAGCCTGGGACTCCGCAGAGCATGGCTACTTCCTGCTCCTTGCCAGTCTGGAGTTCGTCCTTCTCGGGAAAGAGGTTGACGCACCTTTGGCAGTCGAAGTTGACTGTTCTCAGCGTATAACCGGGTCCTATGAATCCTTTAAGCTTCAAGCTCCACCTAGTATTTCCGCATCCCGTGGACCCTGGCCTTATCCGCCTTCAGGTCGGCCTTGGAGCCCTCCTTGAGGCCCTTGGCTTTATCCATCTTGTCGTCGGCCCGCTTCACGGACGCCGGAGCATTTTTCGGAATTCCGATTTCCTTGCTTTTCTTCATGACATCTCCTAATATTTTCGGATCTTGCCTTTCTTGGCGCGGTCCTGGGTTGAGAGGGCGATGGCGAGAGCTTGTTTGTAGGGTTTTCCTACGTTCTGCTCGGCTTTGATGTTTGGTCCGATGGCCTTCTTGGAAACTGATTTGATGAGCGGCATGTCAGTTACCAGCGGAGGCGTAGAACAGGCTGAAGAACGCAGCCGGGACGCATTTGTAGCCTCCCGAGCCATCAGGGACCACGTAATCCCCCGGCTGGACTTGGACGATTCCGGAAGCAGTGGCGAGCTGAATTCCACCATTGGGAGATGGCGCGACGGCAGGGGAATCCTTCACGGTCTGCACTTTTACCGCTACGACCGGAGCGGCCTTGGGAGTTGAAACGGGAACAACGACCTTGGTAGTAGCCACTTGAGTAGTTCCCTCCTTAGAAACTGACCCGTCCATGGGTGTTGAGTTCGACACTGGAGCCACGCCCGCTGAACATGGGGTCGAACTTCAGGGTTGGAATGCCTTCGTTGATGTTGTTGATGGCCCGCCGCGCCGCCGCAGCCTGCGCCCTCAAATCAGAGGAAACCAGACATCCCGGAAAGCGGAGGGCCAGTTCCATGGCTACGCACTTGACTAATGCATCGTAGTAGCCTGGAGGAAGCTCGATCTTGTCGGTGAGGTTGGCCACTTCGCCCAGCTGGTCCCAGGCATAAAGAACCCCCTGGCATGGGGAAGATGGGATCGGCCAAACATTCAGGTTCATGAAGGGGAAGGACTCATCGTTGTAGCAGCAAATCGGGTATGCGCTCTGCTGCCACTTCACCGGAATGGCCTGCCAGTGCTCCAGGTCGGTCCAAGGTGGGGCGATGGGGAGTTCGACTGGGTTGCCGGTGCCCGGATTGTAGATCACGCTCATGCGCTCGATCCGGGTGGGCCTAGGGATGTTCCAATTGTAGGTTGGCGCGGCGGGGCTACCGCCGGCGGTGCAGATCCCCATCAATTCCTGAGCGATGGTCCCGCAGTTCTGACTCAAGGTGTAGGACGTGCCGGAGCCGGAAACAACGGTCGTCCACGGGGGAACCTGATTGTCCACGTCCTGGAGCACGGAGGTTAAAGCCAGGGACTGGGCAGCGGCAAGTGTCAGGGTTTTCCCAGAGATGGAGGCAAGGAACTGGTTCTGCGACCCCACCTGATAAACCTGAGTGCCCGGTACGAAAGGGAAAGTGTAAGCGTTTACCGAATACACCATCAAGTTCAGGTTATTCCAGGAATCCACCAGATTGTTGAATACACCGATGCCAGTCTGATACTCGAAGGCCGTCAAGGGCGACGTGCCATCCAAGACGCCGATGATTCCGAAGGCGTCATTCAGGAGGGCCTGGAGGGTGATGATCACGGCTCAACCTTGCGGGGACGGCCAGGGTGTTTCTTGGGCTCCTCCGAGATGGCGCTGTTCACCAGCTCCAGCTGGGCCTTGGTGAGGTCCACCAGATCGGCCTTCGCCTTGGCCAGTTCCCTCTGAAGGGCAGCACACCCGGCGCATTTCGGGGGGACAGGGCGGCGCGGGCCGGTGAAAGGGGCGTCTTCCCATTCGTGCTTATCGGTGAGACTCGCCATGAATTCCGCCGATGGACAAATGAAGGTGCGCCCGTCAGGGTGATACATCCAACGCGGATAATCCATGATCTACCTCTAGTTATATTATACCTAGGGCCACTCGGGATACCCCTGAGTGGCCCGTATTCGGCTCGTTTGACTATGCTTGGCTATTGAGCGCCTGGTCGGCGGTGTTGATCTGAGCTTCAAGGGTTGCGACCTGGGCGGAAAGCGCCGCATTGGCGGCCAGGATGGAGCTGTAATCAGACTGAGTTTGGCCGCTGATATAGCTGGCGGGGCTCCAGGGCTGGGAAGCCCAGGTGGCCCCAGGTGTGGTGGGAAGGCTTGCGACATCGGCATCGCTGTTACAGGTGAAGGTCATCCCGTCCGAGCGATACATGATCTGGGGGTATGAGTAGAGTGCCATTCTGCCTCCAAAAGCAAAGAGGGGCCGTTAAGCCCCCCTCTGTAGGTCTAGGCACCAGGGATGAAGCCGGTGGTGACAAGGGCGTTGCGAACCGAAGTCAGCAGGTTCTGAGCGAGCACCTGCCACTGCCCAATGAACTGCTTGATCCAGGTGCCAGCGGTAAGGGCCGCATTGGGATTGTAGAGCACCGTGTAGACTTCGGCAGGCGGCACGATGGCGGCTCCGGTGAGGTTCATGAAGTTGATCGCCAGGGTGTTGGTGCCCGAAACACGGCAACCGGCGACGATGAGACCTGGGGTGAGGGTAGGCTTGTTAATGGCGACATAGCCGCCGGAAATAAGGCCCGCCACGGTAAAGGTCTGCTCAGCCGAGGTATTGGCCGCAACACTGATGGGGATCAGGGGGGCGGTGGTGATGACGACCGGGGCCAACTGGTTGTGGCGAACCACCTCATAGCTCATCACTTCAGCAGTGGGAGAAACACCACCCGCAGTGGGGTTCACGTACTGCTGGAGGATATTTCCAGCGGTTGCGCGGGCAGACCCGGTCACGATACCGGCGTTGAGGCTGGGCTTGGAAACCCCAAGGATCATATCGTCGGCAAGGATCTGGGCGCAGGGGAGGGTGTTTTCAGTGCTGGTGACGGTGGTAATGCTGGTGGTGATGGCAGGGACACCAACCTCAAGCAGCGGTTCGATGACCGAAATACCGTTGGTGGCGAAGAAGCTGTAGGTCTCGCCAGCGGTCGGGGTGATGGGCGCGGCGGTGAAGTTGACGAACTGGATGGCCACCTGGTTGTTGGCCACTACGCGGGCGTTGGCGATTCCAAGGCCAGTCTGCTGGGTGGGCTTGTTGACGAAGACCGCCTGGCTGGGGAACACACCAACCACGGTGAAGATCTGTTCCACTACGGAACTGGCCGGCACGGCGGCGGGGGTGAGAGCGGCGGTGAGGGTGAGGGGAGCCGAAACGGTGGCGAACTGGCACACTTCACTGGCCGGGGTGATGCTGGAGCCGGTGTTGTTGCCGTAGCTCATGCCGATGGAGTTGGCACCCGCCACGCGCCCGGAAAGGACCGCAAGGCCTGCCTGGGTGGTGAGTTTGCACATTGGAAGCAGGAAGTCGGTGGCCAGGGGGCCGGGGGACGTCAGCGCCAGGGTCTTTTCCAGCGCGGTGTTCAGGGTGACGGCGGACACAACTCCCTCGGTGAGGGAGTACTGCACGGCGTTACCCAGACCACCCGAAAGCGGAGTGGCGGCCTGATTGGGGCCGGAAAGCTGGACAGAACCAGCAGAGCCGAAGAACCCGACAGGGTCAGTGGCAGAAATACCCATGGTCGGATTGGGGGCGATGGTGGTATCGACAACATCGGTAGTCTGGTAGGGGGTGGAAGGCATTGTCTATTCTCCTCTGCTCACTGAACCACAACCGTGCCGAAGCCCTGGCGGCCGATATTGCCACCCCACAGGACATCGAGACGATAGAGGAACTTATCGTTGAAACCGTCATACCAGAACAGCGACCGGCAGCGCATCCCCGACATGGGGTCCATCATCCGGGAAGCGGCGATGGTCCTGCCGACAGTCCCGCCGGCACCGGCGACATCCTTCAGATCACCGATGGCGAACAGGATGGCGTCTTCGTGGAACACGAGATTCTGCTTGATCTGCTGGCCGGTGCCCGCAGCCAGGGCGGTGCCCGAGCTGATGCCCCAGGGGTAGATGGCCGCACCGGTGACAGGCAGAGCGTTGACGTTCTGCAGGGGGCCGGTAAGGATCATGGGTGGGCTGAAGGTGATGAGCGTCCCGACTTGGGAGATCACGGCGAAATGCTTGAGTTCGGCCTGGACGCCCTTACCGGAGGGGTTGACCGCGTTCACACCGGCAACGGTGAAATGCTCCCCGGCGTTGAAGGTGCCAGTCATGCCGGAGACCACCATCGAATTGCTGCCGTTGGCCACGCCGGAGGCATAGAGAATGGTTCCGCTCCAGGTTCCCAGGGTGAGGGCCGGGCTGTTGGCCGTCGAGAAGAAGTCGATGCCGCCAGCGTTGCCCATGGAACCATTGCGATACTGTTCGCTGATTTCCTTGGTGGGCAGAAGCAGGGTGGAAAGGCCCTGGAACAGGGAAGCGTTGCTGTGTGGGTTGAGCAACCCGGAAACCTTGTCGTCGGTGTGAACGGCGCTCTGGGTCTGAGCGACAGCGTAACCGTCCACGAACGGCAGCAGATTGCCCATGGGCTGGCCGATGCCGTTGGCACCAGCGGTGGTGTAGGGCATGTTGAACTGGTTGAAGCCCTGGCCGGTGAGGGGATTGGCGGCGGCAAGGGTGGCATTGGGCACCACCAGGGAGGTGAGTCCGATGTCCATCTGCTGCCAGATAGTGGCCGCGAGGGGTTCGGAGACGTTGCGCTCGAACTCGTCCACGTTCAGGGAGAGCTCCTTGCTGGTCAGCTCGATATCGGCGCCGCCCTGGGTCAGCGTGATGGGCACCCACGAGTCGTTGTAGCCGCCCGGGTTGGCGGCCGCGCCACTGCGATACTGGTAGTAGCCAGGCAGCCGGACGTTCAGGGTATCGCCGATGCGGAAGGACTGTGCCCAGTCGCCATCCCACCTGCGGGCAACGCGACTAGCCATTTTGCAGCTGTTGCGAACAGTTTTCAGCGACTTGGCGTTGATCATGCTCACATTGCTGAAGATATTGGAGGTAGCCACTTCTTAGTACTCCACGAATTCTGATTTGGGGGGTCCACCAGCTTTTCCGGTCTTGACGGGCGTAATGGGCGGCGGAAGAGGTTTCTTGGGAGGCTCAGGAGGCTTCACGGGAGGGGCAGAGAGTTTCGCTTCGATCTTTCCGATGGCTTTGGCCGTCTGAAGCGGCCCCATTCGTGCGATCTGGACTGCTTCGTCCGAATGGCTCAGTAGGTAGTGGTAGAGATCGCCGGGATCATCCAATTCCTTGATCAATGCGCCCATGGTCGGATTCGCGGTTGGAATCCCTTGCGTGTCGAGCACATTGGCGGCTTCGATCAGTTCCGGAAGGTCGGGATACTTGACGGTGATCTCGGTCATTTGCCGGTGGAAGGCAGCATCCTTGGCTTTCCGGTCGCGCTCCCACAGTTTGAAATCGACCTTATAGTCGATCTCATCCGTATAGGAGGCAGGATCAGGGGGGGCCATGGGATCGACCATGGGAACGACCGGCTGAGGCGGTTTGTTCTGGGAAAGAGCGGCGATCTGGCCCTTGAGCTGTTCTCGCTGTTTGACTAGCTCGGCAATACGCTTCTCGGCGGCTTTGCTTCGCTTGTGTTCCTCCGCTTCCGGCGCGGCTCCCTCATCAATGGGGGTTTCGGTGGTTTCTTCGGCGGCGAGGGCGGCGTTTTCAGCTTCCTCAGTCGTTTCTGCTACCACTTCGGGGGTTTCAACTTCTTCAGGGGGTGCTGGAATCTCCTGGGTTTCAACCGTCTCAGGGACGGGTGCAGCGGTTAATGCGGTGTTCATGTCTTCATAGCCGGTGGTATCCGGGTTAACTGGCATGGATTACTCCAAGTGTGATATGCGGTGTTTTAAGGGGCACGGTCCCTTTGGTTATATTATACTAAGAGTTTCCAGGATTTATGGGGGCTACCTGATCTCCAGGTTCATTAAACGGGGCCGGAGGAGGGGCCAATGCGGCCTGGTGACTTTCCATATCTTTGCCCAGGATGTGTTTCTGGAGCCCCATCAAGGCTTCGTGGGACTGGTTGGACTTTAGCTTCAGCTCCTCAATCTGGGCAGACAGCAGCGTTTTGGATCCGTCATGCATCATCTGGGCCTTGGCCTTCATAAGCTCCGTCTGGTTGTCTAGTTGGGCAATCTGGAACCGCATCTGCTCGCTGGCCTGCACCTTGTCGGCTAGCTGGGTTTCCTGCTGAAGCTGCTGAGTGAGCTTCTGGCAGAGCTGCTGGTAGTCCGTAAGCTGCTGCTGAAGAGCCTGGGGATCTGGACCCTGTTTGGGCGGCTGGAGGTTGATTGGGAGGGCCTTTTCGAGCCGCTCGGATAGTGTCTTGGCGATGGGCGAGTCGAGGAGAGACGCCATGATGTCGCCCGCAATCGCCATAAGCTGGGGATCTCGACCGGCCAACTCGAACAATACGGCCCGCTCCTGTTCGCGCTGGGTCTGGTAAGACGGACCGGAATCCACGGCCAGGTCATATTCCCCGGCGCTCAGGTCGTAAATCTTGGGAATACCTTGCTCATCCTTCTCGTTCTGCTCATCCGCTGCGCCAGTCCCGTTGATCGTCACGAGGGAATTCTTGCGGTCGGCACCGATGATGCGGATGACCTGCTTCTCACTGTAGAGCTTGGGGATGATCTTGATGATTTTGCGGCCACTGAGGCGCATGGCACGGGTGAGGTTGTCGCTGAAATGATAATTGGCGATGCTCCCCGCCGTTTGGATGGCTTTGATAGCAATGCCGGATTGGTCATTGGCCATCTTGTTGCCCATCGTCGGGTCATACATTGAATTGGTGGCCTTGATGTCGTTTTCCAGGCTCTGCATGACCTGGAACATGCCCTGGATGGGCTGCTCTTGGATATTCCGGGTTGGAGGAGGCAGAGGGGTAACGCCATCGTCCGTAAATGCCTGATATTCCAGGTATGCCTTGTTGGTGACGTTGGCATTCGCCCAGTCTTCCTTAGCGTCGCCCACGAACCCTTGAGGGCCGATCCATGGGGTCTTGGGTGCGGCCGCAATCATCTCGATGATGCTGGTCTTCACCACGTTGAGCATCATCTGCTCTTCCTTGGAGTGCCGAATCAGCCCCGCATAGATGCGCTGGCCGTCAACCAAGAGGGGATCACCGAATACTGGGATAATGGGAATAGTGTCATCAACCCATATTGTCTCTTCCAGTATCTCAACCCCATCAAGCTTATAATGATGGACCACGGGCTCTTCAATATCCCGTTCTGCATCAATATATTGGACTTCGCCCTTGTCAAGCTTGGCCTTTTCCTTAATCTCTCCAGTATGTGACAAGTGAACAATGGTCTTGCTCTCGTATTCGGTGACATAATACTCAGCTACGCAGGCGGTTTTCTCGGCGGTGAACCACTCCGGGAGACGCTGGCCCATGCCTAGCCATGTGCCGATCTCCATCTGGGCGGCTTCAGCATCGGGATAGAGCCGCTTGAAGTCATCCATGGATAGGTATTCGAAAATGAACCCATCCTGGATGTCCGAGCCGTCCAACTGCTTGGAGTAGGGGTCGATATAGACCTGGAACGGGTTGTTGATCGAGTCAATGACCAGCTTCTGATTGAAGGAGCGTCCGCTGTATTCGGTGCGTAAGCGCCAGAATCCCAGGCCCGCGCGAACCTGCCACTCATTGCCCTCATCGTAGGCCATATCGGCGGCGGACTCATATTCGATATGCCGCACGATTCCCTGCATGATGTTTGCCACGTCCTCAGATGCCCCGTCGCTGGTTGGGTGCACCTGCACAGCGGGCCGGTTCTCGCGTTGAGCATTAGTCAATTGCTTGACCTGGGCGTTTAGCCGGTCGGCAGCGAAGGTGGGCTTGCCGATGCGAGCCTCCTTGACGCCAGCAGGCCATTGATTGTCAGGGCTACAAAAGGCAATGTCCTCAGCCATCAGTTCATACTGCCGACGCCATGCCTCTTTGTAATCGCGGAACCGTTTTTGCACATCACGGAGGAAATCCTGTTCCTCTTCGCTCGTGCGCTGCCGGGGCTTAACCTGCGCGTCGGACATCCAAACCTCTTAATTATATTATACTTCAGGTCATCCAGAGGTTTGGATTGGCTAGACGCTGATATGTCCCGCTCCCGCCTGGGCGGATGGGGTGGCCAAGTGAGTCCAGGATTGGCGCGGCATCGCGCTGCTGAATGTGCTTCTTGTGCCCCAGGATATGAGGCTCAAGCGCGTATCCCGTGGCATCCCAGCCGTGATCATTGCCAGGGATCAGGATATTAAGGATATTCCCCGCCTTGTCGGTCTTCCAGGACCAGAGCTTGCGCTGCATATCGATATGAGGGCAACGCGGGTGGATATAGATCCTGTGGAAGGAGCGCAGGTAGTCGATTCGATCCTCGACGCATCCAGGCCATTTCTTGCAGGATATGGCCCGCTTGAACCCCTGGCGGCGGATGTAGGACACCATTTCGGGCCGGGCGTTATCGCAGCGCATGACCTGTTCCCGCGCGTCTGGGATGGCATCCAGCACGGCAGGATGGTCCTCAATCTCACACTGCTCGCTGTAGGCCTCGTATTCGATGTAAAGATCCCCCTCCCATATCCACGACCTGGTGGAATGGAGAGGGTCTTGGGCGTAACCGAAGTCGAGGCCATGATAGGGACCATCCCAGAGAACAGGATCGGGCATGAATGGCTTAACCTCGCATTTGCCACGCAATACCAGTTTGTCACTGTTCTTCCGGCAGTTGCCGCCCCAAATCCAGTCCGCAGCATCGGGGTCGCGCTCGTAGTCCTGGCGCATTTCCTCCATTAAAATGCTGTTGAACCATGGGTTATCCCACCAATTCACCTTTCTGATGATGGCATTAGCCGGGGGGTGAGTAACTAGCTCATCATAGATCGGGTCGGTCTCCTCCTCGGGATTGAAGGTATAAATGATCTGGCTCCCGTCTTTACGGATGGTCGGCTTGAGGTATTGCAGACTGCGCTTGCTCATGCTCTGCGCCTCCTCAACCCAGCAGCCGTCGTAGCCCTCATAGGATTTCAGGTTGTCAAGGCTTTTATCGTGCAGACCGACATAGGAGAGCACAGAGCCATGAGGGCCTAGAATCTGGTCCCGCTGGATCTCGAACTCGCTGCCTAGTCCCAGGCTCTCGATCAGGGAGCAATAGAGCTGGTGGACGGATTCACGGATGGAGGATTGGAACTCGCGGGCATTCAGCCAACGAGTAGGGCGTCGAAGGCATTTGCCGAGGACCACCCGACCCACGGAATGTGATTTTCCGCTGCCCCTGCCGCCGAAGGCCCCCAGCGTGCGCACATCCTCATTCAGGAGGTATTCGAGGGCCTCTGGGATCTGAAAATTAACCATTCATTTGCTATCGGGTGTTTTCTCGCCGTGGGGGAGACTCGGCACCTGTTTGTCATGAATGGCTTTTGGCCTGATGATCTCAAACGTGATCTTGAAATCCTTCCCTGCGGGTCCGGTGATGGCCATTGTGCTCGGAAGTACCTTGCCGATGAGCGCAAGAAACGGGCCGGGGTTCTCCTCCGCCTGCCGCTGCAAATAGAGTTCACCACCAGCACCATCAAGAGCAGATAGGATCATTTCCTTGAGCGTTTTGGTCACCTTATTGGGGCATCCCTTGCGAGACCCACCCCGAGGTTTTTTCTTTACACCATTTGGCACTTTGTTAACTGTCATAGCATACTCCATATCAGTGTTTTTAATGGGTCACAGTCCCATCTATATATATTATACCGTATGTTTTAAATGTTTCGGGTCAATCCCTGTCGATCTCATCCATGTTTTCAGTGCCTAAAAAAATGTTTTCGGGGGGGTTGACGTATAGGACATTTTGACCGATATTATGGACATCAAAGGAGCACCAATGACTATCGAACTCTGCCACTGGACCGATGCCAAATCCGCTGATGCGATCCGCACCAACGGTTTCAACACCCCCCTCGTCTATCTCACCAACGACCCCGAGGCGGCCAAACACTACGGCGGCACGGATGCGGAGGCGATTTGGGTTGTGGTCCCAATCGAGGCCCTGAAATTCGATTTTGACGACATCGTAATGGGCCTCGATTCGGCCAACAACTACACCGACCGGGAATGGAGCCTGGAGGAGTGGGTTGAAAACCACCACTCGTTCGCGGTCCCCATGGCAGTTGCCAACAAGGGGGTGTAATGGGACGCCCCACTACCCTCCCCAAACCGTGGCGCACCCTGGCAGAAAAGCTTGGGGGCGTCCAGGCCGTGGCCGATGTCATGGACTGCGATGTCCGAACCGTGAGGCGATGGGCTGAGGAATTACCCCGATGCCGACGTGCGCGGGGCTGGATCCACGCGGCTTTTCAGATATCAGGTATCGATCCCCCATGTTAAGATGGATTTTTTGCGTACGAACGGGGCTTAGGCATTCGGATAGATCACAATGTCCTTGACCAACCCATAAAAGCAGTACTCACAGAGATCTAGGGTCCAGGTAGCACCATCACCGAAGGGACTGCCATAGCCTCCGGTGTCGCTCATGCAGTGCCAGCCGTCGAACCCACCGAAAGTCGGTTCGACGGTCTTGCCACACTTGTCACAAGTCAGGCTGGCGAGGACCAGTTTCTCGACCATCTGTTTTTCTCGGTTCTGCATGGTGGTCCTTTCTGGACAGATGAGGATAAACAGGTGATGGCGGGGAATTGAGCAGCGCCCACTTTGATGCTCCGCTGTGCCGGAGGGGCAACCATCTGGATATCAGCGTTTGAAGGCGGCAAGGAGGTCATCGACCAGGATGTAAGCTGGTCCCAGATACGGTCGCGCTCGTCCAACGTGGAGGTATAGTTCGCCGCCTCCAGTTCCGCGACCCTGGCTCGTCCGCGTTCCGCCCTGGCGAGGACTCGGCTTGCCCATTGCGCGGCATTGTATCTTCGGACTGTTTTTGGGGTGCGCCATGGCTAATCCTTTTGGGTGGTGGGATGCAGTGCCTCTATGGATTGCACCATATGGTCATGGAATGGTACTTCCTTTTTGAGCCAGTTCAGCCGAGCGTATCGTAGATAGTTTTGAATCCAGGTGAACAGTTTAGAGCCTTTACCTGAGTCGTAACGCTGAATAGCCATGGTCAGATATAGTAGGTATTCCGACCGGAGGTCTTCCCATGCGTCTGGCCCGTAGACAGAGGCGCTGAGACCGTATTGGGCATCAACACAAGAAATTGAATATTCGATACATTCGTTAATCATACCCCGCGTTAAGAGGGATAGGGCGTAGGACTCATCAAAATAGATGGGCATCAGAATCTCAGGCTCACGTTACCGTGGCCGGCGGAGGCTTTGGCCCGTTCAGCATCGAACTGATCAATGGCGTGGCCTGCATCCATGCTTACTGCGGAGGGATGCTGGATCTGGCGTCGGAACGATGGCATGTGGCATTTTGGACAATTTCGAAATTCCTCGTTCTCCCGTTGGGATTCAATGATGTCTAATTCATTAAAATCACAAAGGATACAGATTCGATCGTTAAGCATAATTTTAAGCCTTTCTTTTGATATTACTATGTTTATCGGATGTATACCATCATGGTTTATTCTCGCTGATTTTGAATCAGCCCCAATTAAAAATCCTATAGCAAGCATGATTGTTAAATGGGAAAAATCGATAAATCTCTGGTTCATATGCCTCTCCCACAGGGTTCAAGATCACCGATCTCTCGAAATTTGATAGGAGGGTCATGTTGGGCACCAAACATATAAATAAGCTCAATTGTTTGTGACATTTCAGACCGATCCATATCACTGGTATGGATTCCAAGGACCACAAACCCACCATCTAGGCCAGGAATGGTATTTTCTTCCAGCCTTTTGGCCCGAAGAACTGCGGATGCAAAAAAATCTTTCCAGTCCTCAGTGGTCATCGTGCGTCCGTGCCATTTAACACCCTGGCTCACCAGGTCCCCAATCAGGGAGTGCATTTTACGGCTGGCCGCATCGGAACGCTTGGGATGCTGAATGATCACCTCCAGGTCATTCGGAGCTGACCAAATGGCCTTAACGGCGTTTGCCCTGGAAACGTGCGGGGATGCCCTCAGAAACCCTCGATAGAAAATATGGGCTGAACTCATGGTTCAAACCTCCCCGGAGTCTCCTGGGGGCAGGGGTCGGCCTGCGAATGGGGTTTCTGGTCATAGCTCTCGGCATCCAAGCGAATCGGGTAGATCTCGCAGGTTCCCCGGAACGAATCTCGCGCAATCAGGATTGCTGGATCTGAGCGCCTACAAGCTAGGGTTATCACGAAGCCCTCCAAGCAGGGTAGATTTCCGTAACGTCACATTCGGCCCAGGATGCTAGGGATGAGAGCCGAATCCAGGACTCTGTCCCGAGGATGATTTCACCCTTCCTGGTCGCTTTCCCATTGCTGATTTGCCGGTACAGAGCCTTGGGAGGCGTAAGATGGTGGTCAACCTTTAGGACGGATCGGATTTGACCAGCGTGGCCTTTGAGGTAACTTCCGGGTTCGATAAATGCAACTTTCATTTCAAAACCTTTCCAATTGAGTCTTGCGCTGGGTTTTGGTGGCTTTCTTGGGGGCAAAAATGCAGCCTGATTCATCAAGGTCTGCAATGTGGGCTCGGAATGATTCCGGCATCCCACCGAGGCACGGGGGAAATGCGTATTTACACTCAGGGCAGACATATGCCCATATGCCCTCATGATTCATGAACCACGCTCTGGATTTTGGAGATGCCCCAAATGGGATCCGGACAAGTTCTCGTGTAGTTCTTTGCCTAGGAAGGAATTGATAAAAGCGAGCGATGTCGGCAGGTACTTCCTGCTTGGCATAGTCATATTCGATATCGCCTTCACGCATTGACGACCTCCTTCGCCTCAAGCTGGGCACGCCAGCCCTCCTCTTGAAGCCATGTGAGTGGTGCTTTCATGAATTGGGTTTCGTCCTTTTCGCGCTTAGGGGGCAGGAATCCGTCACGGTAGTTCAGAGCTCCGTGGTAGATGTTCACTGGCTCATCTAGAGCACAGGCGACGTTCCAAGCCTTCGCTAGGCTCCTGGGGCCAGGGTTGCGATCCTTGGGCCAAATACCGGCGAACTTCCAGAACCGGACGCAATTTTGGGAATCCCTTCCACCCAGGATTGCATCAAGAGTTTCTTCCTCAGGCTTGGCGACCTTGGCTTTTGAAGTTTTCACCTTCAAGGGTTTCTTGGTTTGCTGTTCCGACGAAGGCGGAACGTCGGTACTCTTTTCTGTATCTGTAGTATGCATCTGTAGGGGGTTACTCGGAGTAACATCTGGTAACACTTGGTCACACGAGTTACTTTCGGTTACGTGTTTGGTTACATTCCCTTTTTGCTTGGCTCTCCAGTTTGCAACCTTAACCCTATTCTTTTCTTTATTTTCCGTCTCAGACTTCAAATCTCTGTATTTTGCGTAATTCAGGAGAGCCCATCCTCCGTCAATTTCGATGATGCGCCGTCCCTCGTTATCCTTGGTGCGAGAGTACTGATCAGGCTCTTGTAACCGCTGTAACCCGTTGTGACATTGTTCCATGGTTACACGCGCAGCATCGGCTAAACCCGGGATGCTGGCCATGACTACGCCATCCTTATCGGCCATTGCAAGCATCGTTATCCACAAGATTTTCACATGGGGAAGTTCTCGCCAAACGGTTGAATGGATGATAGAACTGAAAAGTTTTGCATACATTAAACACCCACCCTAAGGCTATCTATATTTTCAAGAGTCACAAGAGTATAGGTAGGCTCACATTTTGAAACAGTAACCTGCCTGAAAACCATTTCGCAAACCTCAGGAGAATCATCCAGGATTAACCGGCGTTCTTTGATGCAGTCAATCAAAGATTTACATCCGCTGGCGAGGTTATCCATGTCCAGGGAGCGCTTGCCATGGCGCTCAATAGTTAATCGGCGTTTACCGGATGCGAAGGGTATCTTTGGCTGGCCATTCAGGCAGGACGCCAGCATCCATCCCATGGCGCTCTTATGCTCACTCCTAGCGGCCCAGTGCTGGCGGATGGTTTCATTCCCGGAAGGAGTTACAATGGGAAGACGTAAAATCCACCTATTGACTTGTGGCTGATTAGGTTTATTATTATCCATAGATCGTCTCCTGATGACGGTTGAGGAATTAGGCCCCGCGTCTCTTCGGGGCCTTTTTTTGAGTCAAGTATGGGAATTGACGCTTTTTGGGTTTTCGCAGCAGGCTCCATACCGAGGAACAGAATCCCGCGGAGAGGGCGATAACAACCAGCACGTATAAAACTTGAGCCATAATACCCTTCAGGGGTTGCTTTTGTGTGAATTGACTAGATACTTGGGTTCCAGCACATACGCTGGCCAAATCTGAGTCAGGTGTGAGTATGAGAATCAAGACCAAGAATGTCAGCGGCGCGGATTTTTCCACAGGTGGCAAGCTCAATTGCCTTAGCTCGTTTGACCGAACAGGGAATCTTGCCGTGAACCTGCCGATGGAGTTTGTCGTAGGAACTTCCGCCGATCTCACGCAGAAGTTGGGCGATGTTGGGGATTTGGCTAGAGAAGTCCATGCCACCAAAATAAACCATGGCGTGGGAGTGTCAAGCAAAAAAAGTGGCAGATCGCAAAAATGGCCGGCTACTTGTTTTTATTGAAGAAACCAAGAAATTCAGGGCCAGAACAGGGACCAGCCAGACTGAGGATTACTGGAGGAGGAAGTTGACCGACGAAAATAATTTCAAAAAGGCTTGACTCAACCTATAGTGGGTATATGTTGGGGTATCGAACCACAAAGGAGAATCGATGGCCATAACCTTTGAACAACTCCAGGCTAAATTTGGCTGCCTCACCCTAGACCCATCCGAATGGCACCAGCACCCCAATGGTAATGGGTGGGTAAAGGATACGGCTCACGCCGAAGCCTCGGCCATCGTGGAAGGGATAGTCTATGGCAATGCCTAGGTCTACGGCGATGCCCAGGTCGACGGCGATGCCTGGGTCTCCGGCAATGACCAGGTCTTTTAGCCCCCTACAACGGAGCATCACAATGTCGAACCGCCCCACTGAACACACTACATCCCCACGGATCTTGAGGTTTGCAGCATCAATGGGAGCCTATTGGTGGGCACTTAAAGACTGCAATGGCCATATTCGAGACTGGGTTCCGGCTCCCACAATCAAATATGCCTGTCAACGCTTTGCAGATACTCGCCCCAAGGGGATTCTTCCTGGATACACAATCGAACGAGGCCCGAAGGTGAAGGCATGAGTTATCTAACCAAGGACATCCTCCGTGCACCATATTTGAATACCCATGACGGACCTCAAGGCGAAAAACCCTACCTAACCCTTTCAGGCCACACATGGCCATTTATCGAAACCGATGAAACAACCGCTGATGCCCTTCGGGCAGTCGCAAATGACCTGGAATCCCGCTGGACTGCCCACAAAAAAAGGATGATGCGTATGAAACGCCCCATCGATCCCAAACTCACTCAGGCCGCGGCCAAGCGGATCATTGAAGCCGCCGAACATCGCCCACTTGATCCGAGGGTCCAGGCATTCCTGGACAGGTATTTCCCAACCAATAGGCCAGAGAGAGCATCATGACTCCTCTCCAAAAAGCAGCCGAGGCCATGTCTGAACGGCTCTTAATCTTCCATGCCCTGGCCGAAAAATGCCGGGACCGGGGGGATGAAGGAGAGTTCATGGACGTTAGGGATCTTTGGAGTCCTGCCGACCAGACCGCGATTGATGCATATCAAGAGGCGAAGGCTGAAAGTATCGGCCTCAGGCCATTATTCCAGGAGGAGATCGTATGACCAAAGAGATCAGGACTCAACCCCAAGATGATCTCAAGTGTTTTCTTAATAACCATATCGGCGTCATCCATGATGTCGCTGCCCGAACAATAACCCCGGAGAGGATGGTGCGCCTGGTCTGTGTGGCGGCGACCAAACAGCCCGATCTCGCTTTATGTACGCCTATATCCATTCTGAGGGCTATGACCTCTGCTGCGGAGTTTGGCCTAGAGGTATGCTCTGCTGCCAACGAAGCCGCCTTGGTGCCTTACAACGTGAAGGTGAAGCGTGATGGCCAGGATGCATGGGAGAAACAAGCCCAATTCGTCCCGATGTACCAGGGGCTCGTTAAGAAAGCCATTGAGTCCGGTAAAGTTACGAATATTGAAGCCCGTGTAGTATACACCAAAGATTATTTTGAATATGAGTTTGGCATATCCCCCACCATCAAGCATAAGCCCCATCTTGGAATAGATCGAGGCGAAATTCTGGCTTTCTATGCTGTGGCCTTCCTCCCCACTGGCGCAACACAATTTGAAGTCATGGCGAAGGATGAAGTCGACACGATTAGAGACAAGGCTAAGGTAAAGGGGATCTGGAACGACCATTATGCTGAGATGGGCCGAAAAACAGTTGTTCGAAGGCTTTATAAGTACATTCCCAAATCCAAGGATATGGCGGATCTTCTTGATCTTCAAGCGAAGCAGGAAGCCGGCACCCTAGATTTCGATAATGCCCCCATTCGTCCTGGAGATTCATTGCCCACGTCAGAACCCCAAAAGACTCTGAATGAAGATGGGGATATCGAATATTTCTGGGCCAATGAGGACCGAACCGTTGCCAAGGCATCCTGTGAGGAGATGGCCGAACGTCTCCTAGAATCTGGCATGAGCGAAAAGGAAGCTGGAGAGCTCATGGCTGATCGCTGGAGCACAATCGGACTCCCAGACCTATCCCCGGACACTTGGATGAATCGGTTCCTTGGGTTCAGGGAACGGCACATCAAGAAGACAGTATGAACAAACGCTTCGCAACTCGCGCAGAAAAGGCACACATGGACGCCGTGGCAGACCTTGGGTGTATTGTCTGCCGACGAGAGGGACTGGGCTATTCCCCCGCGATCATCCACCACACCTATGACGGGAGAAAGGGCGGCCGGGACCATCGTCTGGTCATCCCCCTCTGCCCCCGGCACCACGCCACCGACTACCCCACGGGACTGCACCATGGAAAAGAACCATGGGAGCGCATCCATGGGACCGAAGCCCAGCTCCTCGAAGAAGTCCGTGGCCTTCTGGAATATGGGCAGGAAGAAATAATTTCAAAAAAGACTTGAACCAACCTCTAACGGGTATATATTGATGGTATCGAAGCACTGGAGGGTTCCATGAAGCGGAAATATGATCTTGGTAGGATCACGACTGGCGTACCCTTTACCTTCTGGTGCGAAAAGTGCGGTTGGGTTCCTGCCTCTGAAACCCACGACCGCCAATACCAGGGGGGCGATTGGGATGAAATTTTGCATGAGAATCGGCACGAATGTGGTACCGAGGCCTTCCGTGGCAAACCAACCTTCATCGCTCACCGTCACGCCATAATGGTGGATGTATCCAAATGAATCGTCCAGTGATTGAAGTTACCCACTGGATGCCCCTGCCCGAACCCCCGACCGAATAACGACTGTCCAGGAGGCATCCTTGCCCCATCCCGAATGCCACCCCGAAAGCTGCTGCGATTGCAAGCACCTGAGCTATTACGACAAGGACGGCTACGAGGACCTCTCACCCGAGGGTTGGATACCATGCGCCCATCGCAATCCCGGCATGGTCAACCTCAAGTCCTATCCTTTCAAAACCAAACAGCCTTGCTTCGAGCCGAAGCGGTAGCTGTCCATCCTCGGAAGGAGGAAGCCTTGAACGAAGCGAACGGAAGATTCTGGCTGGTCTGGAATCCCGAGGGCCGCTCCCCAACCTGTAAGCACCCGAGCCGGGAATCCGCACAGACCGAAGCTGGACGGCTGGCGAAGACCTTCCCCGGCCAGCGGTTCTGGGTCCTGGAGGCCCAGGGCTTCATGCGGATCGTTAATCCCTGCGCTTGGACCCCCGCCGAAGACGGCCTGCCCTTTAAACCCCTCATGTCCATTCCTTCACCCCTTCCCCGGAGCGCCCATGTGCGATTACCAAGGACACGAATTTGGAGCTACCTACCCGGATTCAGCATGCATTGACGGTTACCTCTGGGATGCCGAAAGGCTGATGTCCAGGCGCAGTCCTGGGGAAAGAAGGAAATGAACTGGATCAAATGCAGTGACCAGATGCCCGAGAAGAACCTCCCGGTTCTGGCTTGGTTCCCCAATGGGGCATACCCCATCTGGGCGGTCCACTACGACCAGGAATGGTGCGGGATGCTTGGGCAGAAGGAATTGATCTACAGCGACCGGGACATCACCCACTGGCAACCCATCAACCCACCACAGGCGTAGAGCCTGTCCACTCGCCGGACCCCCGGCAGAACCCCAACCACTATGGAGACCCCATGAACGCAGACCTCAACACCATCACCATCAACGGCGTGGAATACGTCGCCAAATCCGCCATGCAGCCCGTCGAAACTGGACCCGAGGTGCTGATCCGCACCTACTCCGCTGGCGTCCACATCGGCACCCTGAAATCCCGCGATGGACGCGAGGTGGTTCTGAGCAACGCCCGCCGTCTCTGGTCCTGGTCCGGAGCGTTCACCCTCAACGCCGTGGCGACCAATGGCGTCACTCGCTCCAACTCCCGCATCTCCAAGCCCGTCCCCGAAATCACCCTCCTGGATGCCATCGAGATTATCCCGGTGGCGCTGGGCGTGGACCTCTCCACCACCGAGGAGTAGCCATGACCAAGATTTTTGACGGCTCCGGCAGAGGCTACGGCTCCGGCTACGGCGACGGCTACGGCAGAGGCTACGGCTCCGGCTACGGCGACGGCGACGGCTACGGCTACGGCTACGGCGACGGCGACGGCTACGGCTCCGGCTACGGCGACGGCGACGGCGACGGCTACGGCTACGGCGACGGCGACGGCGACGGCTACGGCAGAGGCTACGGCGACGGCTCCGGCTACGGCGACGGCGACGGCTACGGCTCCGGCTACGGCGACGGCGACGGCTCCGGCTCCGGCAGAGGCTACGGCTCCGGCTACGGCGACGGCAGAGGTTAATTCACCCATGGGAGGGGTTTCACCGACCCTCCCGCTTTTGTCCAGGAGCCTGACCGTGAGCAGCCGACCCCGAACCGGACCTCTCCAGGGTCTCTATCGCTCCAGTTTCAACGCCGCGCTTCGAGTGCTGGCCAAACTTCGGAACGATCAATGGAACCTGGAAACCTTACCAAAACCAAAGGACTGAACCATGAAACGATTTCTTGAAATCATCGTCAAGCTCGGGATCGACCTCGCCATATGGGCTTGGGCGACTGCCCTGCTGGCGAAGGCTGCTGGGTGGGGATGGAATCGAATGGCCCTCGTAACCTGCGGCATCGCCATGCTCGTCAACTCTCTTAAATCGTAGGGTCCGTGGACCTCTGCCAAATCCGCGTAGCACCTGTCCAGGAGGCATCCTTGCCCCATCCCGACTGTCACCCCGAAAGCTGCTGCGATTGCAAGCACCTGAGCTATTACGACAAGGACGGCTACGAGGACCCATCGCCCGATGGCTGGATACCATGCGCCCACCGCCTCCCCGGAGTGGTCAACCTCAAGTCCTACCCATTCAAAACAAAACAGCCCTGCTTCGAGCCGAAGCGGTAGCTGTCCATCCTCGGGAACCTCCGATGCTGAAACCCTTCTTTCCTTTCTACGGCTCGAAATGGCGGGACGCCAAGCGATACCCAGCCCCGATGGGTCCGGTGGTTGAACCTTTTGCGGGATCGGCCGGGTACGCGACCTTCTGGGAACCGAGCACGGTGACGCTGGTGGACCTGGACCCCATCCTGGTTGGAATCTGGCGCTACCTGATCGGGGCGTCCAGCCAGGAAATCATGGCGCTCCCGGACCTCGCAGTGGGCGAATCGACCGACAGCCTCAACCTGCCCCAGGAGGCCCGATGGCTGATCGGGTTCTGGTTGAACCGTGGATCGGCCAGCCCGAAGAAGACCCGCACCGCCTTCTCCAGCAGGACGGATCGTTCCCAGCTCGTTTGGGGTGAACGGGCCCGTGTCCGCATCGCCTCCCAGGTGAACCGCATTCGACACTGGACCGTCCAGGAGGGGCGCTACGATTCCGCCCCGTCCAGCCCCGCCACCTGGTTCGTGGATCCCCCCTACGTGGACAAGGGGCGCTACTACCGGGTCAAGGATGTGGACTACACCGCCCTGGCGGCATGGTGCCGGGCCCTCCACGGTCAGGTGATCGTCTGCGAGCAGCAGGGAGCGATCTGGCTCCCGTTTGAACCCCTGGCCTCAATCAAGAGCACCTCCGAAGAAGTCCTCTACGTCCGTGGCGCGGCCCAGATGGCGCTCCCCGCTTGAAATCCTGTCCAAATCCACGAACCTTGGAGCCTGAATTGATCGCCGCCCTCTACGTCGAAACAAACGGATGCTATTTCAACCAGGCCGGGGTCGATCCCTGGGACATCAACCGGGACGCCCGGACCTATCGCGGCCCCTGGCCGGTCATCGCTCACCCGCCCTGCCAGCGTTGGGGCCGGTTCTCCGAGGGCTCCATGACCAAGAAGGACCAGGTGACCGGCGACGATGGCGGGTGCTTCGAGGCCGCGCTGGCGTCCCTACAGAAATGGGGTGGCGTCCTGGAACACCCGGCCCATTCCAAGGCGTGGGACTTCTATGGCATTCCTAAGCCCGGCAATGCCGGATGGAGCCACGCAGGCCCGAACCTCTGGGTCTGCGAAGTGGAGCAAGGGCACTACGGCCACCCCGCCCGGAAGAAAACCTGGTTGCTGGCCTGTGGCCGGAAGCCCATGGACCTGATCTGGGGTCCGTGTGAGCAGCGCCTCCCGGCCAAGCGCCTGGCGGAACGCGGTTACGAATCGGCCCGGCGCTGCGGAATCATCGCCAACATGTGCTCGAAGCACCGCCAGCGCACCCCCCCGGAATTCCGCGATCTCCTGCTTTCCATCGCGGCCAACTGCAACCAAACCCAGGCCACGGCCTGATCCTGTCCACTCGCACCACCCATCGCCCGGAGGGCACATGCAGACCCAGCAATGCACCGAGGAACGGTTCCTTAAGGACGTGGCCAAGCACGTCATGACCATCGAGGCCGACATGGGATCCTGGGTCTTCTCATACTCTCGGGCCAGGAGCTCGGCCTCCTCCTTGGTTTTCTTCACGGCAACCTCACAGTCCCGGAAACTACTATCAGGTGGTTGTTGGCAATCCAGCTAGGGGTAAAGGCCCTGGTCGTGTCGCTGTAGCCGGACACGTATCCAGAGATCGTTCCGCTGTCCACAGCGGAACACACATCCCAGCTAGCAGCGGTCACGGGTAGGGAAATAAATGTTGCGCTGGCTGTGCTGGCGTGGGTAGCCGTTCCGCTTGGAGCAATGACAATTCTATAATGGACTAATTTTTCCACCTGCTGGTATTCCCCAGTCAGGGTGACGGCTCCAGTGCCATTGACCACAGTGAGGGCCGTGGCTGAGGGCGTGTAAGTGGCGAAATAAACCCCTGTGGCCTTTGCGATGGTGGCCGCATTGTTGAATTCTGAGACCGTCATGCCGCTGTATTGGTTGCCGGTCATGTGCAGGTTGGTGATGGCGCCCTGCAGCCACACGCCATACTGGCACTGTGCGATCCCGGTTCCACTGCTGGCTGGCTGAGAGATGACATTTCCACCCGACGGCACGCCCGACAGAACCCACGAGGTTCCTGCCCCACTTGCGATGTAGCAGCCCTGACTCACGCCGCCTACGAAATAGGGCTGCCCAGCAGTCACCAGGCCTGTGACGGAGGCCACTGTTAGTGCCGTCCCGGACGTGGTCGCGGTGAAGGTCGCCCCACGGGTGTCGATAGTGGTGTTGCCCACGACGGAAAGGTGGGTTACGGGGCCAGCCGCGTTGATGCCCGTCCCAGAGATGCCTATGGCCGTGCCATAGACTCCAGCTGGAGTCAGGTCCGTTAGGGTGTTGTTAGACCACCGGATGGAGCCGAGCCCCTGCGTTGCGGAAGTGGTGAGAGTCAGGCCGAAAGTCGCGTCGTAGACGTCGTTTCCGTCGAAAACGACCCGCGTGTGTAGCTGGCCAGCGTTTCCAGAGGTGATAACCGCGAAGGCCGAGCCCACGACAGTGCCGGGCTTCGTGAGCCGATTGCCTCTGACCGTAACGTCGGTAATGGCATATGCGCATGGGAGGTAGACGAACGCCTTGAGGTTGTTCCCCGTGACGTCATCTGTGAGCTCGGCAGTGTTGTTAGTGATCAGCACGTTGGTGATGGGAAACGCGTTGGCAGCCTCACGGAAGAACTGAACGATGCAATACTTGATCGACGTGAAGGTATTACCAGTGACCACAATGTTCTTGGCCGTCTCGGTGATGTTGCCGGCGAGGTAGAAGCCCCGATTGTAGTTGTTGACGAGGTTGCCGACGAACCGCTGCCCACTTCCGTGGACCTCCCACGCGGCGTAGCCCCCGGTTAGCCCAACGGTGCCTTGCTGAGTGTCATTTGTGAAGGTGTTACCCTCGATCAGAACTGTGTCTATCCAGAGGTAGAGGCTGGAGTGGTCGTTGCAGTCGGTTCCATTGTTCCGGAACAAGCATTTGGAGATAGTCCAGCGCTGGCCCAGGATGGTTCCGTTCGTACTGCTCACCCCAGCAACAACGCAGTTGGTCCCCGGAGTGTTGATAAAGTCGCAACGCTCGATTACGACATCATTAGCTCGGCCATTCACGCCTGAGAAATTAATCTGGCTGAAATTATAGTTGTTGTAAGCAGCTGGTCTAGCTGGGGAAAGGGTATTGTTCGCCCCGTTCATGTCCATCGTGAGTCCGCGCCACGATAGATTGGACAGAGCGGTAACACTGGAGAACATGTAGAGCTGCTTGGGGCTGGCGTCCGTGCTCTGGTTGTTCGCAATCTTGAAGATCGCTCCTTCCTCCGCCTCGATGTGCATCCCCGACTTGATGACGAAGGCTGTGGTGGTGGTGGCAAATTCATCGGTTTGCGAGGTGGCCGGGATGATTTTGTAGAGGCCAGCCGGAATCCATAGCTTCTTTCCGAGCGTGCTGGCGGCATTGATGGCCGCCTGGATCGCAGCTGTGCAGTCCTGGGTAAAGGTATTGGCCATGACATCAGCAACCTGAATGGGTGTCATGAAATCAAAAACTGAAACAGTATCCTGATTTTTGTCATGCTGGGTTCGTGCTACAGCCCCATTTAATGTCTGAAGAACAGCTATTAATGCATCCCCATGCCCACTATCCGGAGATGAAAACGCCTGGATTGCTGACCCCACGGTATTAGTTGGATAAGATTGACTAACATTATACCCAATCATGCCT